GCAGTTGACTGCTCACATAAAAATAAAAAAGGCACATTCTTCTTCGTATGAAAACTTTTACCATAGGCCAAATCCAAGAACTCGCCACTCTTAAAGACATGAATCCCATTGAGCAGATGGCACACGAGGTGTCCATTTGTCTGAACATCCCTTTCTCAGATGTGGAAATTTGGACAATGGAGAAACTCAAGGAGGAACACGCCAAACTCAACCTTGACAAAATGCCTGACAAGCGCATCGGCTACAAGTTCAAACACAAAGGCCGCAGGTTCAGATTGGTCAAGAACGCCAAAGAGATGTCGGCTCACCATTTCATAGAACTGCAAGAGGTGGTTAAAGGGGATATAACCGAGAATCTTCACACCATCATTGCGCTGCTATCCTATCGGGTTGACATTCTGGGCAGAAAGATTGAGGATGACTATCAATGGAAGGTTGACAACTTTAAGGATTTGAAAGCCCTGCCTTTTTATGGGTATGCGCTTTTTTTTTCTCAACTCTATCCGAGGTTATTGGCCGCTACCCTAACCTATTTGAAGGAGCAGGAGAAGGAGGTGAGGGAGATGTTTTTGGATGGCTCTCAATAGTAGACCGATTGGCAGGAGGCAGACGAGCCGAATGGGATGCCATTCTTGAGATGAAACTGATTGAGTTTCTGAATACCCTGTCCTTCCACCGAACAATAACCAAGGCAAGAAACCAGCGTCTTGATCAAGCAGCCGCCAAAGGATTTGAATCCTATGTCTGTGCTTGTTTGAACGAACTCATCTGATTTGGGACACTTTGTCCCTTTCGCTATTTTTAGGTGATGGCACTCACGGCTAAACATCAACCCACCGGCACTACCTACCTTCCAGCATACAATGACAACATCTTTGTATTGGCTGAGAGTGATTCAGGAATCTACGGGCAGTACAACTTCAAATTCATTTGCGATGTCAAGGATGGCTCAGGCAATCTCTTGACCCGACTCAAAGCACCCATCTACTACGGCTCAACCAACAAGGGAGTATTCAACATATCCCGATTGATTGAGAACTACACAACTCACGATTGGTCTTACGATGATGCTACTGGAGTCAACTGCACCAACTCGGTGTTCGGCTACCAAGCAGTATTCGGGTATGAGTATAGCACTGGAGCAACCACCGCCATCAATCAAACAACTGGAGTGACTTCTGTGACTGGAATCAGCATCTGGAACGCTGCTCTCTCTCCTTTAGACTTTCTCTCCTATGACGAGGACAACTACCTGATGTCAACCTCGGCTTCTGGTACTGCCTCCTTTTTAACCAACAACCAATCAAAAAGATTACCCATAGATGCAAAGGCTTGGCTCTATTTTCTACACGGCAGCAATGTGGCTTCTGTTGATGTTGCTTTTTCCCCTTCGGGTTCTGCTTCCATCTCTGTCCCTTCTGGCACTCTCGGTCGTGTACCTATTGGAAGCAATATTCCGGGTGGTATACCAGTTGGTACAACTTCCTACACTTGCACTCCAAAAAATTCTGGTGGCAATCAAGTGGGCAAAGCGTACACTATCACAATAGACACACGCTGCTCCAAGTATCCAACCACCGATTTGTACTTCTTAAACCGCTTGGGAGGCGTTGACACGATGCGCTTTGATATGCTCAAGAGAATCAACTTTGACATTGAGCGAAAGACCTACAAAGCAAACCCATTCACTTTGGACAATGTGGCGGTCTCTTATACCTATGATACCTCAGCCCATTCCAATTCTGATTTCTTTACCCAAGCCAACGAGAGGCTCACGCTGAACTCCAACTTGATCACAGAGGCAGAGGCAGAATGGCTCAAGGAACTTTTGATGAGTCCAAGAGTTTGGATGTATGACGGCACTTTGAAAGCGGTCAACATTCAGACAAGCCAATACGAGCAGAAAACCCACCTCGTTGACAAGGTATTCAATTTGACCTTGGAAGTGACTACATCAATCCCAGACAAATCTCAACGCTTGTGATAGAGTTACTCGTCAATAACCAACGGGTTGATTTGAGCGCAGATTTTGACCTCTTGGTCACTCGTTCAATCGCAGACATCAGAGAGCCACAAACCCGTCAAGGGGACTGGTCAAAGACAATCGTCATTCCCGGCACTAAGGGGAACAACAAACTCTTCGGTCATATATTTGAGGTTGAGCAAACCATCACTGGCTCAGGTCAGTTTGCACCTGACTTCAACCCTAACCTAAAGGCAGAGGCAAGAGTTCTGCTTGATGGATTGGAGCAGATGAACGGATTCCTTCGTGTGATCCAAATCAATGTCACGGATACCGACCTAATTGAGTACGAATGTGCCATCTTTGGAACAACGGCTGACTTCTTCTCGGTGATTGAGAACTCTAAACTCAATGAACTTGATTTCAGCGAGTACAACCACATCCTTAACATCGCCAATGTAGAGGCAAGTTGGGACACATACATCTACAAGGATTCTGCAACCGCTGCTTTCTCCTATGGGCAAGGCTATGTCTATCCAATCATCTACCCTCCCAAGCAAGGCTCAGTTGAAACAATGTCAGATGAGGACAACTACCCTGCTCTATATGCCAAGACCGTAGTTGACAAGATTTTCAGCGATGCTGGGTATTCCTATACCAATGACTCTTTCTTCAATTCTGACCGATTCAAACGTCTGATAATCCCTTGGACAAATCAAGGTTTGGAGGTAGATGAATCAACGGCTTCCAACTTTCTATTTGTCGCTCAACAAAACGCAGGAGTAACTGGCGCAACCTACACCCTTGCCGACCAATTTCTATTCACTAACGAGATAAGCGACCCAGGTAATGACTACGCAACGGGAACATCAACCTACACGGTTGACCAAGGTGGTGTCTACACAATCTACCACAAGTTCAAAGGGGAAGTTGATATTTCTACTTCTGGCTCTTGGATTTCTTGTGACGTTGGTGTCGGTGTTTATGTCAATGGAGTTCTGAAAGGAACTATCACCCATCTAAATTCTGGCAATCCTTCGGCTACGATTTTCTCATTTGATGACACAAACTCATTCAATGTAAACGTCAAGAATGGAGACACCATCACGCTCAAACTTGAATCAGTGGTTGGAACGGAGCAGTCAACCATCTATACATTTTCGTCTTATTTAGTGGCCTCTGATTTCACGCTCACCTCAGATGACGATTCTCGATTCTACAACGGATTCAATGCCCAAGCATTTGCTCACGGCTCAGTTGTGGATTTTACCAGATTCTTTGGTCAGCAAAAGCAGAGCGAACTCTTTATGGGTTTTTGCAACTTGTTCAACCTCTATGTTGAGCAGGACTACAACACCACCAAGACGCTCCGCATAGTTACAAGAGATGAGTTCTACAACGGCTCAAATCGTGACTGGTCTGCCAAACTTGACTATTCTCAGCCCTATTCTATCGTTCCGATGGGAGAGGTTGTGGGCAATCCTTATGTCTTAACATACAAACAAGGCGGAGATTTAGAGAACCAACGCTATCAGAGAATCTGGGGTGGCACATACGGAGACCGAGTAATCAGGATTCAGAACGATTTTATCAAGCAAGAAAAGAAGATTGAAACCTGCTTTGTTCCCACTCCGATGTATCGCCAAAACGGCAGATATTATTCTTGGGTTCAATACGAGAACACCAACGCCTCTGAACTCCGTTTGCTTTATTACGGAGGACTTCAATCCTGCCCAGTTTACTACACGAGAAACCAAGGTGAATCTCTGACCCAGAACGCTCGTTATTCCTATCCTCTGACTCTGCACATTGACTCCGTTTCAAATATGCAGTTTGACCTTTCCTTTGGTATGCCTTATGAGGTGAATGTCCCTGCTGGATTCTCATATTCCAACCAGAATGTTGGCAATGTCTACTGGTACAGATTCCTGACCGAAATTGCTGACAAGAACTCAAAGGTTTTGAGAGGATATTTTCGCATATCTCCAGCCGAATGGGCAACTCTAAAGTTCAATGACAACTATTTCTTTGAAGGGCAGTATTGGAGGCTTTTGTCTGTTAACGATTACACACCTTTGCAAGATGGAGTATTTGAGTGCGAGTTCCTTTTGACCAAATATATTGAACCAGTAACAGCCACAAGCAAGGGAGCAGGAACAAGCGCAGCCGATACTTATGACAACCGCTATCCTTTAGTCAAAAACAAGCCCTTGCAGAATGGTGGAGTGGTGATAGGAGGAGGCAACGACACAGATGAACAAGTCATCGTTCTGGGTCAAGATAACCAAGTCAACGGAGAGAGAAATGTAGTGCTTGGCTCAACTGGAACTTATGTATCACCCGGCCTTGACAATGTGGTAGTTCTAAACTCCGAAGGACTAACCCCAACTGAGAGCAATACCACCTACTACGGCAACTATAAAATGTGGCCGAACTTCTTGTCAGCAGGAAAGGTGGTCTCAATCACAGATGCAGATTCTCCCTACACCGCTTCGGTCAATGACTGGATGATAATTTGTGACACGGCTCTTGGGGCTATTGATGTGGTTCTTCCAGACCCAACCGGGCTATCTGGAAAGCACTTTGTCATCAAGAAGGTATCTCCGTCCAACCAAGTAGATGTAACGGCAGGAGATGGCTCTATTCTCTTGGAAGGAGCAACCTCACACTCAAACAATGCCAACAACGGATTTGACTGGTTCGTCTGTGACGGCACTCAATACTGGCTAATTTCAGAAGGACACTAATGGCAACAATCAAAACCGCAGTAGATATTGACATCAAAGTTGATGGTCAAGCAACCGTACAACAAGCCGCAGCCGCTTATGAAGATTTGGGCGATGCGGTAGCAAAAACCCAACTTGAAGCCGAGAAGTTAGCGCAGCAGTTTGGCATCAATGACGCTCGTACCCAGGAGGCTATCCGTGTTGCTGGTGCTTACAAAGGTCAGTTGGAGCAACTTGATTTTGCCATTGAGGCTGCCAAGGGAGGAAGCGACCAGTTGTTCAGAGCCACTCAAGGTGTTTTGGGAGGCTTTGAGGCTGCTGCTGGTGCTGCTGCTTTATTTGGATTCCAATCAGAGGATTTGGAGGCTTCCTTGATTAAACTTCAAGGAGCAATGGCTTTGTCTCAGGGTCTGAAAGATTTCAACGAGTTCCTTCCAGCAATTAAGCAAGTAGGAACTGCAATCAAAACTCAACTTGTCACAGCATTCTCTACTTTAAGAGGAGCAATCGCAGCGACTGGAGTTGGTGCGCTCGTTGTAGGCATTGGTTTGCTTGTTGAGAAAATGCTCAGTTTGAAAGATGCAACAAACGAAGCATCTGATGCTCAAAAGGCCTACAACAAAGAACTCCGTGATTTGAACATTGAGCGCATTGCTTTGACCAAAGGCGAACTGGCTGCTTTGAAAATTCAGAGAGACGCTGCAATCGCTGAACAAAAGCGAAACAACGAATACATCAAATCCTGGAACGAGCGTTTCAAAATTATCAAAGAAGCCGAGCAATTAGACGTTGACTTAGCAGATAGCAATGACCGAAGAAGAAGCGCAGAAGCCAAAAAACGCTCTTTGGACAATGTTCGTTTGACAAATGAGATTCTCAAGTTCAATGCTCGTATCAAAGCCATTGAAGAACAAGCGCAAAAAGACAAAGAGAAAACACAAACAAAAGCAGTTAATACAACAAAAGAAAAACTCCAAGAGGAGGTTGATATTTATGAGTGGTACTTGGGTGAGATTCAAAGCATTTTCAATGACTTGGGTCAAGATATTGCCGAGACAACGCAAACCACGATTGTCAACGCAACTGCTCAGATTGACATCCCTCTTGGTTACACCTTCTCCAGATTGGAAAAAACGAAGGCATTTGTCAAGGCCTATGCTGCCGACATTGCCGACACTTTGCAACAAGCACTTGAGGCCTCTGCTGCCATTGCTGATGCTTTTGCAGGAGCGGATGAAGAACGCCAAAAGAAGGCATTTGAACTAACTAAAAAGGCCGCAGTGGCATCAACCATCATCTCAACGATTGAAGGCACTCAGAACGCATTTACAGAGGCTCAAAAGAACCCTCTAAACGAAGCGACATTCGGTGCTTATGCCGTGACTCGTGCTGCCATTGCTTTGGCATTTGGTTTGGCTCAGGTTCAGAAGATTCGTTCTTCTCAATTCCAAGGCTCAACACCAACTCTCTCTGGCACTTCTTCAACTGGGATTCCAAGAGTGCAAACTCAGCAATTCCAAACATCTCAACTCGGCCAAGATTTCACTGGTCAGACGAAGGTATATGTGACCGAAGGGGACATCACTCGCACTATCAATCGCAGACAAACAAATCAACGAGTTTCCGTAATAGGAGGCTAAAATCAAAAAACCGCTAATTAAAGAAAATGAATCTTCCAATTTACAAACTCGTAATCAACCCCGAAGATGAAACTGGGGTAGAGTTCGTGTCCCTTGTGACCAAACCAGCCATTGAACGAGATTTTCAATACTTCAATGATCAGTTCGTTGACCCACGAGCAGGAGAAAGCGAGGAGGATTTTATCTCTCGTTGCATTCCCGTTGTGATCGGTGAAGGCAAAGACGAAGCACAAGCAGCCGCCATTTGCTATTCTTACTGGGAACAGAAGTTTCAGTTTGAATCCTACAATGACTATCCAAAGGCAGCAGGTCAAAACGCTCAAAGAGGGATGAAGTTGAACGAGGCAATCGGTGGTCAATGTGCTACCTTGGTAGGGAAGAACAGAGCCAACCAATTAGCCAACGGAGAGAACCTTTCTCTTGAGACAATCAAGCGCACCTATTCCTTCCTTTCAAGAGCGAAGACATACTACGACAAGAACGATACCGAATCTTGTGGCACTATCTCTTATCTCTTGTGGGGTGGTGATGAGATGCTTCGTTGGACTGAGCGCAAGTTGGAGCAGTTGCAGTTAAGGAAAGCCCGTAGAGGTTTTGCCGTTCAAGACGAGGAAAAGAAAATCATCTCAGGCCCAGCAATGATTGCTGACCTTCCCATCTATCGGTACGATGATATGAGGGGTGAGTATTATGTCGTGTTTGACAAAGAGACCATCTTTGAGATTGCAAAGAAATGGGCAAAGCAAGACCGCTATGACTCTGTGAATATCCACCACGATTTGCCTTCTGCTGGACTTTCTCTTTTTGAATCATACATCGTAGACAGAGAAAGAGGAATAATGCCTCCAAAGGGCTATGAAGAGGTTGCTGATGGATCTTGGTTTGTTTCCTACCTGGTCAACGATGACACCATTTGGGAGCGAGTCAAGTCAGGCGAGTTCCGAGGCTTCTCAGTTGAGGGGTTGTTTGATTTTGAAATGACCCAGGAGCAGAAGGTTTCTGACGCTTTGTTTGCAAGAATCAAGGAGATTGCAGCCAAGTGGGATGGGAAAAATTGAGCCAAAAAATAGACACCACTAATTTAATATAGATATGAACTCAAAAGAAGTAATTCACGAGATTCGGACTTTGCTGGGATTCAGCGAAGAACCGAAAGCCGAAGTTGAGATGGCCTCTGCCATGCTCGTAGACGGCACAGAGATTCAATGGGAAGGCGAGTTGGCCGTAGGTACTGCTATTTTCGTTGTAACAAACGAAGGATTGATTCCTGCTCCAGACGCTACTCACGAAGTTGAAGGCGGAATGTTGGTTACCACCCAAGGCGGATTGGTGACTGAGATTGTTGAAGTAGAGGCAGAAGTTGAGGTTGAAGTTGAGGCTGAGAAATTTGCCACTTTGGAAGCCTTTGAAGTTGCCGTTGCTGAATTGAAAGCCGCTATCGCTGACTTGAACTCTAAGGTTGAGAAGTATGGCGAGAAATTCGCTGCTCAAAGTGAGGCCGTTTCTAAGGCCGTTGATTTGGTAGAGGCTATCGCTGAACTGCCCTCTGCTGAACCTGTAAAAAAGGATGAAGTGAAATTGTCCAAGAAAGACCAGCAGTTCGCAAACATTGTCAAAATTGCACAAACCTTAAAATCTAAATAATCATGGCATTTAATGTAACCGGGTTAACTAACTACGTTAACGAGCAAAACACCGACATCCTTGTAAAGAGTTTGTTCGGCAGCAAGACGGCCTCTATGCTTCAAGCAGCAGGTCAAGTTCAAGTAGGTGTAAAGAGCGCAGAGGCTTTGAACATCTTGTCAAGCGATGTATACTTCCAAGCCGATGGCTGCGGATACACTGCTTCTGGCAACACCACTTTCTCTCAGCGCACTATCACCGTAGGCAAAATCAAAGTAGAAGAGACCTTGTGTCCTAAAACTTTGGAAGCCAAGTGGATGCAGACCCAAATCGCTGCTGGTTCTCCTACTGCCGTTCCTTTTGAGCAGCAAATCAGCGAGAGCAAGGCTTCTGTAATTGCTAAGCAGTTGGAAGTTGCTATGTGGCAGGGCGACACCGCTACCTCTAACACCAACCCCAACACTAACAAGTTTGATGGTTTCAACAAGTTGATTGATGCCGTTTCTGCTTCTACCGTTGTTGGTAATACTTCAAGCGCAACCGCTATCACTACCACCAACATTGAGGCTTTGGTAGACGATATCTACAACGCTCTTCCTGCTGACATCGCTGAGGCTGATGACTTGGTTTTGTGGGTTGGTATTGACACCTTCAAGAAGTACACTACGGCTTTGCGTGACTCTAACTTGTTCCACTATGCCGTTGAGGCTGCTGGTTTGGAAATCATGATCCCTGGCACGAACTTGAAAATGGTTGGTGTAGGTGGCTTGAATGGCACGAACCGCATGTGGGCTGGTCGCTTGAGCAACTTCTTTGTAGGTACTGACTTGGCCAACGAAGAGGAGGAACTGAAGTACTGGTACTCTCAAGACAACGATGAAGTTCGCTTCCGTATGACTTGCAAGTATGGTGTTCAGGTTGCTTTCCCTGACCAGATCGTTCGTTTCAAATTGGTCTAATCAATAAAGGAGGATAGAATATGAGTTGTGCAATCACCCAAGGATTCACCCTTGACTGCAAAGACGCAGTTGGCGGCATTAAATCTATCCACTTGATTGACTGGGCTGCTTCTGGATTCTCAATCGGTGGTGGCGAAGTTACTGCTACCACCGTTGCTACTGGATCAGTTTTCACCTACCAACTTCCCAAGGGAACTGGTTCAATGGTGGTGACTACCAACGTAAGCGTTGAGAACGGAACATCTTTCAACCAAGCGGATGTCGCTTTCAAACTCCGCAGATTGTCTACTGCAAAGCGTAACGAGTTGAAACTCCTTGCTGCTGGCCGTGTATTCTGTATCGTTAAAGACAATAACGATGATGCGTGGCTTGCAGGTTATGAGTATGGCTGCGACGTTACTTCAATGGTTGCCAATACTGGCACGGCTATGGGTGACTCTGTAGGATATGAGGTTACACTTTCTGCGATTGAATCTGAAGCCCCCTACAAGGTGCAGGCTTCAGTACTTACCTCTCTGGGAATCTAATTTCTGGTTTTCATAGTGTTTAGATGGGGAGGCTTCGGCCTCCCTTTCTTTTTGCCATTTTTGAACTTGTGCTATTTGTTAGTGATGTTGCAGATAACCAAAGGCGAGACAAAGAACTGGTATTTGACTTTGACCGAGAAGGTGACTGTCTCTCCCGTTTACTTTCTTTTTTCTTTCACTCATCGTCTGACCTACACCAAGACCAATGTTTTGCTGACAGACATCAGTTCCTACCCTGAGCGATACAACAAGTTTTCGGTCATTGAAGGCACAACCTTTGACATCTATTCTGGCGAGTATGACTACAAGGTCTACGCTCAAACTTCTCCATCAAACACCGACCCAGATTTGGCGAACGAGTTGGTTGAGGAGGGAGTTTTGAAAGTTAACGAATTCGAGCAACCCGAAGTATTTTACACTCCTGCATAATGGAGAAGCAGCACAACATACTTCCAACTACCCCAGTTGAGGTTTTTGCTTTCCTTATCACCGAGGATGACAACAATCTCATCACTCAAGGCTTTGACTTTTTGGGATTGGAAGATGTTGCCTACATCAACCAGAAGCAATATGTCCCCTCGCTTACAGAGAAGCCATTTCAGCCCACTTTAAGCACCAAGCAGTATATACCTACCCTTACCGAGAAAATAATTGAACCAACGCAAATTTCATACCTCTTGACTTCTGAGGGGTATTTCTTGCGTACCCAAGATGGCAACTTCCTAATTTTATGAGCAACAAAAAAATCACCGAACTCACCGAACTAACCACGCCAACCACAGACGATGTTCTGCCTTTGGTTGATATTGCTACCAACGCAACCAAGAAAGCGCAGTTGGGAAGTTTGCCTATTTCATCAGCCACTCAAACGGCTCTTGACGCAAAACAAGCAACCCTTGTTTCAGGCACAAATATCAAGACCATCAACTCAACCTCTTTGTTAGGTTCTGGGGATATTGCCATATCAGCCAACCCAGCAGGAAGCAACGGACAAATCCAGTTCAATTCCTCTTCGGCCTTTGGTGCTGATTCTAATCTTTATTGGGATAATACCAATAAAAGGTTGGGGGTTGGGACAAGTAGTCCGCAAAATACCTTATCAGTCGTAGGTGCAGATAACGCATATAATTTGGGCGTTTATGGTGCTTCGGGTAAATTAAGAATTAAAGCATACTTAAATACTACTTACGGGACACTATTAGAAAGCAAAACAACAGCAGATGCTTTAATGCCTACAACGATTAGTGCATCAAAAATCCTATTACTTGATGGGCAAGTAGGTGTAAACACAACAAGCCTAACTGCACAACTCCACATCAAAGGCTCTGGCTCAACATCAGCCACTACCTCATTGTTGGTGCAGAATAGTTCGGGGACGGCTGCGCTTACTGTAAAGGATGATTTGAGTACGACTTTTGGCAATACCAATTTAACCGTAGATGGAAGCAACGCAATACTTTTTAGAAACTCTTTAGGCACCGAATCTATTGCGTTCAATCTTTCAAGAATGGTATTTACAGACCTAAATGGATTTGTGTTCAATTCAGCAACCACGGCAGCAACTTTAACACCTTCATCATTGGTGGATATCCAAAGCACCACCAAAGGCTTCCTCCCCCCCCGAATGACCACCACGCAAAAGAACGCCATCAGTTCCCCTGCTGAAGGATTGATGGTTATGGACATTACAACGCATAAATTGTGTGTATATGACGGAACTTCTTGGGTAGATTTGCACTAATGCAGAAGGCTAGAATTTATAGAATTTATTGGGAAAACAATCCATATTTTTATTATGGACAAGCAGTCAATTTGAGTCGCAGAAAATCAACTCATTTGAATAGCATCAAAAATGGAATTCACAAAAACGCCAAAATGCAATCTATCTACAACAAATATGGAGATTTTGTTTTTGAGCCTATTGTTTATTGTGATGTAAAACATTTGGATCTTATAGAGCAAAGATATTTAGATGAATTTTTTGGCAATCAAAATTGCTGCAATCTTTGCCCAAAAGCAGAAAGTTCAAAAGGAAGAAAATTAACAGAAAAAGGATTGGCCGCTATACGAGAAGCAGCAAAAAACAGAAAACCTACAACTGGCAGCAATAATCTTTTTTTCGGTAAAAGTCACACAGAGGAAACTAAAAAGAAAATATCTCAAAGTAGAATAGGCCGAAAATTTCCAAAAATATCAGAAGCAAAAAAAGGATTTAAGGCATCAGAAGAAACCAAGCAAAAATTGTCTAAAATGAGAAAATATGGTGGCGCACCAAAAGCCAAACTCATTATTGATACTAACACTGGTGTTTTTTATTCGTGTGCCAAAGAAGTTTCTGATTTGTATGGTTTAGTCCATAGCACATTTAGAGCAAAAATGAATGGACGAATGCTAAACAACACACAATTTGAACAAGCATAACTATGTACATCAAGATTAATACCACAGTAAATCTTTCAAGCGGTTTGTCTATCCCTGCTGGAAGTGTTGTCACTATTGCCGAGGGCTACGCTGACATCAAGAGTGTAAAGGATGGAATCATTCCTGCACAAGTTGCGACTTTTGTCTATGCTTCTGAGGCGGCCTACCAACAAGGTCTTGAACCCGTTTCTGGCGTTGCTGACTTTAACCCCGTTTTCGGTGGCTTGGAGTTAAGCGTTTCCGACTATCAAACCAAGACCGCAGAGGCTTTGCTTGTTACTGCCGTTGAAGGTGCTTTGGTTGCTATTTATGGGGCTGAAAACATCAGCATTGTAAATGGCTAAGGCAAAGAGCATATCGGTTTCCAAATACCGCCCACGCAAAAAAGTGAGCAGAAAAGGAGTGCATTCAAAAAACAACCCACCGCAGAAGAAATATCGGGGACAAGGTCGCTGATTTGCTAATTCCAAATATGAAACTTCCAGTCAGTTTTTCAGAGTTCAGCAAAGACCCAAGCAAGGCCGTTACCTATCTGATGCTTTTTGCAGTTGTTTTCCTTTATATGAGAATGGAGAACCAAGATAAGCAAGTTAACACGGGTTGCGAGGATAGGCTCACTCGTTGCGAAACGAAGTTAGACCAAATGGCAAAGATGCTCAAAACCCAAGATTCACTCTCTGCCTCGCTTCGCTCTGAACTCAACACCTACAAAAAAATAGGAGTCATCAAATGAAATACATCATCCTCACCGCACTCTTAGCCGTGACCGCAACTCCTCGTTTGGACAACACCGACCCCTACAAAAAATATGACTTGGTGATTGACCACGCTCAACAAACGATAGAAGTCACCAGAGCCTCCATAGACGAAGCAAAAGCAATGACCGAGGACAAGGTACAACAAGTGCAAGAAACTGTCTTAAAAGCCGAGGAAATGGCCAAAAAGGTAGAATTGCTTGAGAGAGTGTGTGATGTTTACGAAGTCCCAGTTCCTGCTTCTCTTGAAGATTTTGAGCAGTTGAGAATAGAGGACTCTTTACGGGTGTCAAATATGCAGCAAATCAACAAACGATGAAACTACTTGAAATGTTCAAAGGCCAAGCAGGGGAGATTTCCTCAAAGCGAGTGGTCGGTATTCTTGGTGCTTTGGTTCTCTTCGGGACTATGATTGCCAACTCTTTTTCTCCTCTTGACATTGCTCCTTCTGCTGAACTTGTAGCAGCGGTTGAATGGGTGACTATCCTCTGCCTGGGCTTCACTTCGGTGGAGAAATTTTCCAAAAAGGACTAAACGCTAATTGTAGGTGATGGAAGGCCATTTTCAAAGAGTCAGTTTTGTGGAATCTGCTCTCCCTAAATTCAAGGAGAACAAGAGCAAAGGCTTCGTCACCTTTGGGGAAAATAACAAGTACCCATTTGAGTTGATTGACCTTTTCAACAAATCCCCAAAACACTCTGCAATCGTAACCCAAAAAGCAGCGTATCTGTCAGGGGACAAAACCGAAATCATCGGAGCAAACACCGAGGACATTGCCAGAGCGCAGGACTATCTAAACTCTATAAACGCTTACGAGGACTTTGAATCTCTTAAGACCAAGATTGCTCAAGATTGTGAGTTGTTCAACGGATTCGCTTTGGAGATAATCTGGAACAAGGCAAAGACCTCAATCGCTGAGATTTATCATCTGCCTTTCCAGAATGTTCGCAAGGGTTTGGAGAGTGACTTTGTTTACTCTGACAACTGGGATTCTCACAGACCTGAGTTGACCTACTACCCCAAGTGGAATCCAACCACTCGTGAAAACAAGCAACTCTACTACTTTAAGTTTTACCGAGCAGGTCAAGACATCTATCCTTTGCCTGACTACATCGGTGCTTTGAAGTACATTGAGATTGACACCGAGATTGCCAACTTCCATTTGAACTCCATCAAATCCGGTTTCTCGGCTCAGACCCTTATCCAACTCTTCAAGGGCATCCCAACTCCAGAGGAGGCTCGTAAGACCGCCAAGCGATTCAGAGACAACTTCCAAGGCACGGACAACGCTGGGTCTGTAATAATTCAATACAACGAACCTAACGAGAACCCATCGGTCATCAACAACCTGGCACCTTCTGATTTTGATAAGTTGTTTGTTGAGTTAAACCGCCAAGTCCAAGAAGAGATTTTTGTCGGCCACAAGGTAACCTCTCCGATGTTGTTTGGAGTAAAGACCGAAGGTCAGTTGGGTGGAAGAAGTGAACTGGTAGAGGCTTATGAGACCTTTCAGAGTTCCTATGTAGAGCCTCGTCAAAAGCAACTTGATTCGTGCCTTTCGCATATCTTCAAATACATCAGCCCAGTCAAATTGGAGACCAAGAACAACCCTCCGATTGGCTTGGATTATGTTTATTTGTTTGAGAAGGGCATCATCTCTAAGGAAGAAGCCCGTCAGGAATTGGGAATGTCTGTTGATCCTTTGCAGTTCTCCTCTCAAAACCCTTTCGGATGGGATGATGACAAGGATTTGCAGGTGTTTGAAATGTTCGGTGAGACCTCAGACAAGTTTGAAGCAATGCCAATGAACTTTGCCAATGCTCTTGAGTTGATGATTCTCCAACTGATTCGCTCAAACCCCGGTACGGTACTCGCTGACTTGGTTGCTCAAATTAAGGCTGACCCTGCCGCTATCGCAGAAGCAGTGACCTCTCTACAAGACCAAGGCTATTTGAATCCATTAGAAGGCGGCTATGAGGTTAATTCAGAGGGATTGAATGAACTTGAGCGCAATAACATCTCTGAGGCTTTGGAGATTCGCTATGAATACACCAAGGCTCCCGGAGTAAGTGGTTCAGAAGTGATTCCTACCTCTCGTGATTTTTGCAGACGGATGGTTGGCTTCAACCGATACTACACAAGAGAGGACATTGATCAGATTAGTTTGATTTTGGGCTATGATGTTTGGAGGCGCAGAGGTGGTTGGATGACTATCAAGAACTCATCTCCTGCCGTTCACCTTCCCTACTGCCGTCACATTTGGGCTTCCCGATTAGTTAGAAGAAAATGAGCAACTTTGTCTATTTCATATCAACCTCCTATCTCAAGGACAACACCCCTCTAAACGAGAACCTTGACGATAAAATCTTGAAGGCTTCTATCAAAGAGGCTCAAGAGATTTATATCCGTGACATCGTTGGCTCTGGCATCTATAACGAGTTGCAGACCCAAGCCTATGCAGGTACTCTGACGGCTGACAACACCACCCTTCTTGACTCTTATATTGCTCCTTGTTTGAAGTATTACACCTTGGTGGAGTCAATGCTTCCTTTGACCTTTAAGTTCATGAACAAGAGTGTTGCTTCTCGCTCATCTGAGAACGCCACTCCAGCCACTCCCTCTGATCTTACTCACATTGAGCAGAGATACCGAGACAAGGCTGAATACTACGGAGAGCGTTTGCGTGATTACCTTCGCACTTATCCAAACAAATATCCCTTGTACCTGAACCCAGGTTCTGACTTTGATACCATCCGACCCAAGTCAACTGCTTTCTTCGGTGGTATGTACTTACCCGGTGACGATGACTGCTTCTTCAACTATGACTTCCCACAAGAATAAATGGCGGCTCAAGAACGAAATCAAACTGAAAGCCTATGACCTTAAACCAGATAATAGCCAAAATCAAAGCAGCAGCCGAGAGTCACAAGATGGTCGGCAAGTTTGCAGTAGGCCCAGAGTTTGACTTTGCCGTTGATGAGGTTAAGTATTATCCTCTGGTGTGGTTAGTGCCAAATGGCTTCCAATTTAACCAAGAAGGGAAACTCATCTCCTATCAGTTTGCAATGATGGTGATGGATAGGCAGTTTGAATCATCCTCAAACACCATAGAAGTCCTCTCAGACACAGCAGGAGTATTGATTGACATTGTCACCCTCCTTGTAAGAAATAATCGCTTAGATGAAGAATTTCAAATTGTCGTCAATGCTACGGCTGACCCCTTCTATGACTCTTCTACTGACGTGGTTGCTGGTCATGCTATTGATTTTGTGGTTCAAACTCCCTACCTGGAATCCTACTGCGACATCCCAACTTGATACCCTGCACATCCACGATCTTAAAGTGGAGAAGCAAACAATCCACACCGAGCGAATCCGTACCGAACAAGCCTATGACACGCTCTTTCTATATCTTAGTGATAGCCTTGCTGATGTTCGCACCACAGAACGCCTATTGTCAATTCACCGATTCATTGATTCGGGAGGTCAACTATCGTCTGTGGCAAGGAGCAAAAGCGAGAGAGCAAGTGATACAACTCAAGAAAGAATTGGCGATTGATTCGGCACTTATCCACGAGCAAGGGGTGGTGATTAAAAAACTGGACAAAGAGAACATCCAACTCAGAACTGACAACGCCATCTTGACCCAAACGAACAAAACATTCAAGCGCACCTCAGCAGCCTTGTCGCTACTGGTTGTGCTTCTTATACTATGATAAAAAGAGAAATCGTTCAGGACTACATTCAGCGTTTTCCTGACCTACCCAATCGCACCCTTGCCTCAATGATTTTCACCAAAGAGGAAGGCTTATTCATTGATGAAGAAGCGGCAAGGAAAATGATTCGCTACTACAAAGGCGCAGATGGAGAAAAGAGCCGAAAAGTTTCGGGAAATCAAGGCCGTGAAATTCATATGTCAAGCATCAAAGATGGATTGAGAAAACTCGGTCTGATTAGCCAAGCCGAAGAAATGAACCACATCAAACTTGGTGCTGGTCGCTATCTGATTTTGTCAGACATTCACCTTCCTTTTCACGATGAGGATGCTCTTGCTCTTGCGATTGAATACGGAATCAATCACGGAGTTGATGCTCTGATTCTGAATGGTGATATTTTGGATTGCTACGATGTCAGCCGTTTCTCCAAGGAACTTCGCAGACCAAAAATCTCAGAAGAATTGGAGATGGGTAGGCAGTTTCTGAAATACTGCTCAGAGACATTTCCACGAGTCATCTACAAGATCGGAAATCACGAGGAGAGGATGAGAGCCTATGTGCTGCGCAATGCCCGTGAATTAGGCGATTTGCAAGAGGTTTCTCTGGAATACCTACTCCGCTTCCCTGAATACGGAATTGAGGCCGTAAATCGTGAGATGATTAAACTCGGAGGATTGATCGTTATGCACGGACACGAGATGGGCGAGAGCATATTCTCTCCCGTTAACCCAGCACGAGGATACTTCTTGAAAGCCAAAGCCTCTACTCTCATAGGTCACTATCACCAAGTATCTCACCACTCAGAAAACAATCTGCACGGAGAGCAAGTTGGTGTTTGGTCTACTGGGTGTCTTTGTTCCCTTTCTCCTGACTACCGACCCTACGCTTATACCAAATGGTCAAACGGATTTGCCTATGTAACGGTGAACGAAGATGACACATTCCAAGTCAAAAACTTCCGTATCTTGAACGGCAAAATCTTATGAACCTAATCAAAGTTTCTTTCATATATGAACTCGTACCCGACCCAATGGACAAGTTGCTCAACGATGCTCCCGATTTGGTGGAGTACGAGCGAGATGGTTACCTGGATTTGGATTCCGTCATCGCAGCCGTAGAGTTAGACGATTATACCGAGGTCTACACCGCCCATCAGGTTTTCTTGCTAAATTTGCCTCTCACCGAATTTATGACACGATGGATGCAGTAAACCACCCAGACCACTACAAAGGAGAAATTGAAGCCATTGACGCTATTAAAGCCTCAATGACCAAAGACCAATTTAACGGCTATTGCAAGGGAAACGCTATTAAGTATTTGTGGAGATGGGAAAGAAAGGGGAAAGTAGAAGACCTCAAGAAGGCCAACTGGTATCTCAATAAATTGATCAAAGAAAATGAACCTCAAGCAATATCCATTTAACGACTACGTCAACGAGTCAACGCCCAAGAAGCAAATCTATCTGCACCACACCGCAGGGACTGGCACTCCTCAATCCGTTTTCAATATGTGGCAGAACAACCCAGTTCGGGTTGCTACTTGTGTGGTGATTGGCAGAGATGGCGAAATCGGTCAGGGATTCTCATCCTCAAAATGGGCTTATCACTTGGGCTTAAAGCAAGATGTGTTTTCTGCTCACAAAGTCCATTATCAGTCATTGGATAAAATCTCCATTGGTATTGAGATAATCAACTGGGGTCAACTGACCGAGAAAGACGGCAAGTTCTTCTCCTATACCGGCAGAGAGGTCAAGGATGTGATTGAGGTGAAGTACAAGAAATATCAATACTGGGAGAACTACACAGACGCTCAGATTGAAAGCACTCGTGAACTCCTGGTCTTGTGGAAGGACAAATATGATATTCCGCTATCTTACAACGAAGACATTTGGGATGTAACTGACCGAGCCTTGAAAGGCGAAGCAGGGGTCTTCACACACAACTCAGTTCGCAAGGACAAGGTTGATGTCTATCCTCATCCCAAACTGATTGAGATGCTCAAGTCATTATGACCACAATAGAACAACTCGGAGAAGCCGCATCTAACTTTAACCCACAAGGTGACAAGTTTCTTCGCATTGTTCAGAACTGGGGGCAGGAGATAATTGAGAATATGCGGAACAACCTCCGCAAACACAATGCTCTTGCTTCCAAGAACCTATATCAGCAGATTGAGGCTATGCCATCCTTTACCCCTCAAGGAGCAAACCTGAAAATCAATATGCTGGAATACTGGCAGTTTGTTGAATACGGCAGACGGGCAGGAAAGATGCCTCCTATTCAATCCATTTACGAGTATGTGCAGAACAAGCCACAACTCCAGCAAAAGGTCGCTCAAAGCAAAAACCGAATAGCAGCGACCAAATCTCTTGCTTATGTGATCGCAAAGAAGATTGGTCAGAAGGGAACAAAGGCTCAACCATTCGTTGCACCAGCCATCACCGACAAGACCCTTCAAACTCTTTCAGACCGCCTCGGTCAATATCTTGCGGACTCTCTAACCGCCCAAGATTAAAAGTTTTGTTTTGTATATTGCAAAAGATTTTTATCTTTGCAGTGTATGAAACCAGAAGAACTGATTCTATTTGTGAAATTGAACAAGCGTCACGGCATCGTCAAAGCGGTGTCTGAGCGCACCGGCATCTCTATGCCCACCGTATCCAAGTACCTGAAAGGGGACATTTACAACCCAACGGCCTTGAAGGTCATTGAAGCAGCGAAGGAGGTTATCAATGATTCACTTTAAGTATATGGGCGAGACCATCATTGATGATGACATCCAAAACGGAGATTGGCTCTTGATGTCTTACAACAAAACCTACTACTTCAACCGAGATGAGTTTAGAGATTATTGCAAGGAAGCCCACTGGGACTACTTGAGAGAAATCACCACCATTGAGATTGATGAAGACCGCAACCGATTTGTCTGGATTGATTGGTCTGAACTTGACTATGACATGGAACTTGCTTGGCTTGTTGAAGCCGTAGTCACTGGAAAAGTAAAACACTATAAGCACGAAGATGAATAAATCACCAGAAATCAAAGAGTTAGCCAAGGCATTGGCAACCTTTCACGCCCAAGTTGGCAAAGTCAAGAAAGAGGCTCAGAACCCCTTTTTCAAATCCAAGTACGCTTCCCTTTCAAACATCTTAGATGTCATCGGAGAACCCTTGCAAAAGGCTGGGCTGGTATTCTCTCAGTTCCCAGACGAGTTTGAACTCACCACTATTCTGATCCACACCGAATCGGGACAGTATCTTGAGGCTTCCTATGCGATGCCGGTTGCCAAAGAAAATGACCCTCAAGCAGTCGGCTCGGCTATCACCTATGCCCGAAGATATGCTCTCGGTGCAATCCTTGGTCTGAACATTGATGAGGATGATGATGGGGAGAAGGCAATGAACCGCACCAAATTGGTCAAGTACAAGTTGACAAAGAATAGCCCAAAGTGGGGTGAGGCCGTCAAGTATGTAGCAGGTGGAGGAGACCCTGCCAAGATTGCCGAGAAGTATGACATCTCCAACAAGGATCTAATGGATTTGGCCGTAGAGGCTGGGATATGATCTACGAGGCCGTTGTAAATGGACAAGTGTTGTGGCGAGTTTACTGGAAGCAGGAACTCGCTGCAACCTTCCTCACTCATGACGAGGCTCAGGAGTATTTGATGCTTTTGGAGTTCGTTGAGCAACTGCCAAATTTTAATTCAATATGAAAACACCAATACAAGAGTTGATTGAGCAACTCAAAGAAGAACGAGATGGCTTTATGAACTTGCCTCCATATAGTAACATACAAGAGAGAACTGCAAATTGTTTTGGTTCTTGTATTGAGATTGCCGAACGGATGCTTGAGAAAGAGAAGGAGTTTGTTACAAACTTTGCTATGGACTATGTGTCATCTGGAAATGTTGGATGCGCTATTTGGGCTGATGGACCACCAGAGTTAGACATAGAAAAAAATGCAAGAGACTACTATAAAGAATACATTAACACCACCTCGTTGGATTCAACGGAGTGGTCTAACACCAAAGAGAAATGAAACAGAGCAGTATTGAATGGGTAGTTGACCAACTTATTGAGAAAGACTTGTTAATGATTTATGGCAAACCGTTAGAAGATAATGACCTTATAGAAATCCTTAACCAAGCCAAAGCAATGCACAAGAATGAGATAATTAAAGCCTTTATCTATGGAGATGCATCTGATTGTTTAATTGAAGATGATTCTATACCATATGCACAGGAGTATTACGACACAACCTTTAACACCAAAGAGAAATGACACCAAAAGAGAAGGCAGAAGAACTTGTACTCAAGTATCTAAGGATTGATACAAAAGAATGGTTTCACAAAGGCATAGCAAAGCAATGTGCATTAGTTGCAGTTGATGAGATACTCGAAGAGTGCCTTCAACTGAAAGTTGAATACTGGGAGCAAGTCCAACAAGAAATAGAAAACCTTTAACACCAAAGAGAAATGAGTACACAAATAGAATGGGAAGCAAAGCGAATGGGAAAGTTCACGGCTTCCGAGATTTACAAACTAATGGGAACTCCTAAGAAGAAAGGAGAACTTCTCACAGAGACCGCCAAATCGTTTGTGATTGAAAAGGCAGCCGAGATTCTAACTGGGCAAAAACGCCCGGCTTGGGGTGCTGCTCTTGATTGGGGATTGGAACACGAACAAGAAGCGTTCATTCACTTCAACAATCAATCCGAACAAATCTGGGAATACTACGGAGGGAACGAATACAAGTTCTATTCTTATGGGGTTTTCTCTGGGGCTTCTCCCGATGGGCTGTCAACATCTCACTTGTTGGAAATTAAATGCCCTTATGAGAGCCACAATCACATCAAGCATATGCTCATCAAGAACAACGAGGATTTCAAGTCCTCACGGCCTGAGTATTATTGGCAGATGCAACTGGGAATGATTGCCACCGAGAAGTCAAAAGGAATATTCGTTTCCTACGACCCACGAATGCCAGAGGACAAGCAGATATATCAAATAGAGATATACCAAGATGATGTCAAGGCTGAGATTGATGAGAAGATTGGAGTTGCCTCAGAGATGTTGGCTGAAATTATTTCTTAAAATTATTTTGAATTATTAAAAAAGTTTTTATCTTTGAATATGCAAAAGCCAACATACGCCTACCTCAACGGGAAAGTTGTGGAGGTAATCAAGCAAGAGGAGAATGGAACTTTCCTCATCAAATTAGACGAACGCCTATACTGGGTAGAAGCACACGAATTAAAACACATAACACAATGATACCAGCAATTCTAATCATCCCCGTGACTTTTGTCATCTTGGCTTTGAGTTACCTCAAGTTCATCATCAAGAAGGGTATTGACTCTTATGATGTTCCTCACCAACCAGTCCCTGAGCGTGACAAGTTCATTCCTCAATTCAACGAATGGCAGAAGCACCTCAAGACCGAACGCAAAAAATTGTACAAAGGAAAAGCACTATGAACAAGCAGAAAATCGCCTCAATCCTTTTGAATCATCCCAAGGCTATGGATGATGACAACCTCCTACAATCACTCGTTTGGAAAGGTGAAATGAGTGGCAATCCAAATATCTCAGCGATGGACTTTCTACGCCTCTATGCTGCAGGTGCATTCACATCTCCCGAAACTATCCGCAGATGCAGACAGAAGCTCCAGGAAGAGTACCCACACCTTAGAGGACAGAAGTACAAGATCCGTCATGAGCATCAAGAGAAGTGGAAAGAGGATTTCAATATATGAGAATATATCATCATTACACTCTTTGGGAAGATTACCATAACGGGCTATACCGCACAACTTGGGACAATGAAGATTTGCTCATATCCAAAGCTATTGAATTATTATCTAACCCAGATTTGTTTTATTCTGTCGCATTAGAAATGATTGACCAGTGGCCAATAAGTGCCGAAGTTAATCTAACAAACAAAGAAAGCAATCGCAAATCGTGGATTGGACAAGCGTCTTGTTGCTATTATGCAAACACGCCAGAAATACTGACTTGTATGGCTTGGGGTAAATTGACGCAAAATCAGCGAGATATAGCGAACGCAGTTGCTAATAAAATTATTAAACACTACGAAATAAAAGATGACCAAATTAAGATTGAATTTTAATGTACTGGAAGCAGCACAAGATAGAATTTCAAAAACATTTGATGAGTTTGAAAAAATATATCTGTCATTTAGTGCTGGTAAAGACAGTACGGTGATGTTGCATCTTGTTATGCAAGAAGCCATTAAAAGAAAACGAAAGATAGGATTGCTATTGATTGATTTAGAAGGACAATATAAGATGACTATTGAACACGCAATATCTTGCTATGATATGTATTCTGAATACATTGATCCATATTGGGTTTGTCTTCCAATACATTTACGAAATGCCGTATCCGTATTTGAAACACATTGGATGTGTTGGGACAAAGACAAGAAAGATTCATGGATAAGAGAACCATATCAAAACTCAATAACAGATTACAATTACTTCCCATTTTTTCACGAGGGAATGGAGTTTGAAGAGTTTGTCCCTGAGTTTGGCAAATGGTATTCACAAGGGAAACCATGTGCTTGTTTTGTTGGAATTAGAACCGATGAATCATTGAACCGATATAGAACAATAGCCAGTCGGCACAAAACAAGATTTAACAATTATCAATGGACAACACTAGTGTGCGATGATGTATACAACATTTACCCAATTTATGACTGGAAGACAGCAGACCTTTGGAAATGGCATTATGACAATAAGCAATACCCACATAACAAATTATATGACTTGATGCATCAAGCAGGATTAAAACCTTCTCAAATGAGAATCTGTCAACCATATGGAGATGACCAAAGAAGGGGATTGTGGTTGTTTCATTTAATTGAACCAGAAACTTGGGCAAAGGTTGTTGCTCGTGTAAATGGTGCAAATAGCGGTGCTTTATATGTCAATGAATCAGGAAACATAAATGGATATAGAAAAATATCTAAACCAGAAGGCCACACTTGGGAATCATTTGCGAGGCTTCTAATTAATTCTATGCCACCTAAAACTAAAGAACATTACGAAGGTAAAGTCACGGTATTTGTAAAATGGTGGATGGAAAGAGGCTATCCGTCAGGAATACCAGATGAAGCCGATTATAAGTTGGAACAAGATAGAAAAGTTCCTTCGTGGAGAAGGGTTTGCAAATCACTATTGAGAAATGATTATTGGTGCAAAGGTTTGTCTTTCACACAACACAAAAGCGAAGCCTATCAAAAATATCTTGACTTACAGAAAAGAAGAAAAGAACAATGGAATCTAAAACTATTTTAATATGAACATAAACATTGAAGCCAGAATGCTCGTAAATCAAATCGCAGCATTACCAGAACCAGAAAGAATTGACATTATCAATCAAATAAGATTGATGATCCACGAAGTAAGTCCAATGAAAAACGAACCAGTTGATTGTGTTCTTTGGGTGAAAAATGACAGCGTTTACGCAAACGATTATAACCCAAACTCAGTTGCTCCACCTGAAATGAAGTTACTTGAACACTCAATACAAGAGGATGGTTACACTCAGCCAATCGTAACAATGAAACAAGAAATAGGTCGTGAAGTTATTGATGGCTTTCACAGACATCGTGTTGGAAAAGAAAGTGAATTAATACAAAGTAGAGTTCATGGATATTTGCCAGTTGTTACTATTAATGAACACAGAACAGATAGAAGCGATAGAATGGCTTCAACAATACGCCACAATCGTGCAAGAGGTAAACATAAAGTTGAATCTATGTCTGAGATTGTTCTTGAATTAAAACGCAGAAATTGGTCTGATCAGAAAATATCTAAGGAACTCGGTATGGACGCTGATGAGGTTTTAAGATTATATCAAATTACTGGATTAGCAGATATGTTCAAAGATCATGAATTCACTCAAGCGTGGGAGGTTGATTTGATAGATGAATCAGATTCTATTGAAACATACGAAGAAAATGTATAGCCAATTTGTTATCTTTGCTATATAAAAATACAGATAGTTCACTACCGAGAGAGAGTCGGTTTAGAACAGAATACTTTTGCCCGTTGTGGTCAGGTGTCTCTCTCACGCCTGACTGCTTCGGGCTTTTTTTATGAGAGAATCAATGATCATCTATCGGTCTTTTTATGAGGCCATCAAAGACCTACCAGCAGAAGATGCTGCAAAGGTTTACAACGCTATTTTTGACTATGGTTTAAATGGCAATGCACAACAGTTGTCAGGTATAGCCTTGACAATCTTCACCTTAATCAAGCCACAACTTGATGCAAACATTCGGAAGTTTGAGAATGGAACAAAGGGAGGAAGACCTAAAAAAGAAACCAAACCAAAACCTAAACCAAAGCAAGACGAAAGCAAACCAGAAGGCAATGTAAATGATAATGTAGAATTAGAATGTAAATCAGAATATAAAGAGTGGTTTGATTTATGGTTTGCATATAAGTCAGAAAAGCGACAGACATACAAACCGATTGCGAAGAAGCAGTTGATTCGTTCAATGGAATCCAAGTACACACCAGCACAATTCAAGGCAGCAGTTGAGTATTCTATTTCTAACAATTACCAAGGTATCTTTGAACCCAAACAAGAAGCCAAACCAGAGGCTCGTTCTCCTCAATACAAAAAAGCCACACTATGACCCATTCAATGTACATAATGGCAGCAGCGTTCTGGGACGAAAGGACTCGGCTCAGATTGCTCTCCGCAAATGCTCGTTGGTTTGATTCACCGATTGACAAAGCCATTGAGCGAATCCAATCCCTTTATCTTGATCACAAACCTCTTGATAATACCAACATGCTGATTGCTTTGAAAGGAACGATGCCAATCAAAGACCTTGTTGCCTTGCAAGGAATGGCGGCAGGATATGACTTGGTGGATGTTTATCTCAATGAATTAGCAAAGAAATACCAGCACCAAAAAATCATCTTGGGACTCTCGGCTATTGACAAAGAGAAAGACATCGTTGAGCAGTTGACCAAGTTAATCTCAAACACAACCATTCAGATTGAGCGAGAGCCTATAACTTCACGAAAGGCATTGAACAAGGCTTGTGATGACATCTGCGCAGCCTTTGAACGTCAAGACGCTACAAACGGAATGATGACGGGCTGGAGATACCTTGACAAATATCTTGGAGGATGGAACAGAGGTGACCTGATTATTTGCGCAGGAAGACCGGGGATGGGTAAATCAGCCATCGCAATGACTTGGGCTTTGGAAGCATCCAAGCGATACAAGGTTCTTTTTCTTTCTCTTGAGATGTCAGTTGACCAATTAGCCCGAAGGATTCTGACCCACGAGACGCACATTGAGAACTACAAAATCCGCAGCAACTCCCTTTCACAAGGTCACATTGACCGGATAGTTGACTACACGATCTCTGACTTCCCAGTTTTGTGGTTGGATGATGACACCTCAATCCGCATTGACAAACTGCTTGGCAAGTTGAAAATCCATCAGCAGAAGAACGGGCTTGACCTTTTGGTCATTGACTACATACAACTCATGAAAGGCACAAAACAGAACCGCCAAGAGGAGGTTGCTGAAATCTCTCGCAACCTTAAACTCATAGCCAAAGAACTTGGAATCTGCATCATCGCTCTTTCACAACTCTCACGAGCGGTTGAGCAGCGAAGCGAACACAGACCTCTCCTTTCTGATTTAAGAGAATCTGGAGCGATAGAACAAGACGCTGATGCGATTCTTTTTCCTTTCCGACCTTGCTACTACCAAGACGAAAAACCCGACACCGAAGATGCTGAACTCATCATTGCCAAAAACCGACACGGAGAATGTGTGACCATAGATGTCAAGTTCACAGGTTCACTTACAAAATTCACAGAATGAAAGACCTATACACAGAAAACACGGAACTCAAAATCCAAAACGCTCGTTTGCTGAAGAAATGCCAAACGCTCTGGTCTAACCTTGCCAACGCTCGGCAATCCATCAAGGAGTACAAAATGATTCTCCAGGACTTAGAAAACCCGATTGATCAGAATGCTCCTTTGGAAGAGATAGCAAGAGCCGTCAGTACTGCATCAGGTGTTACCGTATCCGAGATGCGCTCACCCAACCGAGAGAGACACAATGTCATTGCTCGTCAGGTGTTCTTCTATATCGGGAGAAGGGCTGGATTCTCGTGGATGAAACTCGGTCAATATATGCTGAGAGACCATTCAACCGCTATTCACGGCTATCGTCAAATCAACGATCTAATGTCTTTACCAAAATCCAACTTCATTGAAACTCAAACCTACATACACGCCCGTGAAATCTTGGCTGCTCGTGATGAGAAAAGGTATCATGCAATCTGACACCTGCTGCGTCACAGAAGCCCAAATAAAATACTACCGAAAGAAGTACGAGAAAGACGGGTGGATGTTTCACGAGTTAATAAGTTGTGGAAATTTCCAGTAAAAATTCAACAAACTTTGAAACATCACAAAGAGCGAGATAATATCTGAACTATCGCAGGAAGAATGGGTGAGGGGTTTTTGCGTAAAGGTCGGCAAAGAACTTGCGTCAGACCTCTATCAAGAACTCTTCCTCATTCTCTGCGAGAAGCCTGATGAATGGGTGATAGAAAAATATCACTCTGGATACTGGGCAGGTTTCGTGTCTCGCATCATCCTCAATCAATACTACGGCAAGAGGACTTCATTTGAGAAGAACTACCTCAGACCGATTGGAATGGAGGACACCAGCACAATAGAAATAGAATCAAACGAGGAGGAATACGATGAGACACATTTCAGATGTATTGAAGCAGTTTTGGCAGGATGTGATTGGTATGAATCCAGAATCTGGGAACTCTGGTCAAAAGGAGACGAGCGAATCAAACCAAGATCAGCGAGAGCCATCTCAAGAATCACGGGAATCAGCCGACAAGAAATTCTCGCAGTAGTTAAACGAATCAAAGAACAAATAAACGATGAATACACTCTTAGAAATAATCGGAGTCAGTTGCTTGGCAATCATCTTCGTGGCAGAGATAGGTTGGAGGATTAAACTCAAACCTTTCACTTGCGAACTTTGTATGGCTTGGTGGCTTGGCCTCCTTCTCTTTATACCTCTCTACGGATGGTCTGGCATCGCATTTGCCGCACTATCAGGATGGGGAGCAACAACCCTAAACCGATACTTATGAAAGACCTCAAATGGCTGCTCTTTTTGTTAGCCTCTTTTTCCCTTTATAGTTTTGTCCTATGACCTTAGAAGAAATCAACTACATCCTTGACCTATCTCCTCTGTTTGCCCAATGGAAGCATAGTGGGTTTTTCCGAGTGACTCCCGAACAAGGAGTTCGCCTCCGCCAAATCTATCAGCAAGAAATGGGCAGACCAATGCCAACTTGCTCCTCTTGTTTTGTGGAAGCGTTTTACTCGCTTATCATCAGAGCCGAGGGTCTAAAGAAAGAAATTCAACCAGAGATTGAAGCAGCACAGATAGCAGATGACGAACAACCTACGAAGCGTAGACGAACTCGCAAGTGAGGATTGGTTCTTCCAGAAGCCTTGGCTGGTTGTAGGAACTGGGCATAGTTTGGAAAGATGGAAGCCAACCGATGAGTTCAACATCTGGACTATCAACGCTGCCATTGATGTGACCAAATATGCCGACATCGCTGCTCTGCACGATCCAGTCATATACGATAGCCCGACCAAGTTTATCAAGTCACCAATCAACGCTCGGTATATCTTGACAAGAACCTGCTCCACACCAACCACCTCAAACACCGTCTTTGTGCAGTTTGCTATTGATCCAAATAAAGGACTACCTGAACACCCAACACACAACTCTTCTGGGTTTGCTTTTTCCTTTCTATGCCAACGAGTCAAGACAATCTACACAATCGGAATTGACGGAGGCTATGGGGTGTTTACTGGACTATCAAACAACTACCAACAGAACGAGCGCAGAGAGGATTTCAACGCCCACAATCACGCTATGGATGTTTATGTTCAAAGGCACGGAACGGAGATAATTCGTCTATGAAGAATCACACGAAAATCTACCTCAAAGAAATGAACTATCACGACACCGACTGGATACCTTGCGAGATGTGCGGTCAGACGGCAGTTGATATAAACCACATAGACGCAAGAGGAATGGGAGGGTCAAAGGAGAAGGACTTCATTGAGAATTTGATGGCTATGTGTCGCAGTTGTCACATTAGATATGGAGACAAAAAAGAGGAAAAAGCAATGCTCCGAGTTGTTCACTTGGTGAAGATGAGTCAGCGCAGAAAATAAAGACAAAACAAAGATGCCCAATAACCCAAAAGCAGTAGACAACCTAAAGCCAATTCAACCAGGTGAAGTGAGGAATCCAAACGGGAGACCCAAGAAATTCACAACGCTAATGAAGGATAACGGATACAAGTTGGCAGAGGTCAACGATTCCATTCAAGCCATCATGGCAATGAACGAGGAGCAGATAAAAGAGGTACTTGAGAATGACGATGCCACGATGCTTGAAAAGACGGTGGCAAAGGCAATCATCAAGTCATTTGAGAAAGGCTCTCTTTATTCTATGGACACTCTGCTCTCACGGGTCTACGGCAAACCCAAAGAACAAATTGACGCAACGATTGAACAGAAGGTCATCAAGGTGACCCTTAAACTTGACTAATTATGGAAAAACTATATTTTGGAAACGGCTGGTCTGATGACTATGGAATGAACATCAGCATCAACATCAAGCAAATTCAAGAGGCCTTGGAATCAGGCAAACTTGAGATGAACTCCTACGGGGACATCAAACTGAGAATCGGCAAACGCCAAGCACCTCACGAGAAATCCAAGGCTACGCATTTTATTTGTAACCAGAAACCCAAAGACCTACCCTTTTGAAAATCTTAGTACTCTTAGACGGCAGCAACGGAGTAGCCTATCATCGGCTATTTGTTCCCTATTCCCAAATCCAACTGGACTACGACATCACGGTTGATGTCTCTCAGAACCGAATGGAATGGGGTTCGCTGCCGTTTGAGAAGTACGATTGTGTGGTATTCAATCGGTGGCTTGGAGACCTTCAATACAACATCTTGGAGATACTGGCTAAGAAGAAAATCCCTTACATCATTGACATAGATGATTACTGGGTGATCCCTCGTCACAATCCCGTCTACAAGATATACCGCACCAAAATCAAGAACTGCATCAAAGACGCTATCTACTATGCGGATGCGGTAATGACCACCACGCCTCAACTCGCTGAAAGGATTGCTGAGATAAATGACAAAATCACCATCGTCAAAAACTGCATCAACCAGAAGGCCGACCAATGGAACGCCACAACTGAACACCCTCTGACAATCGGCTGGGTAGGTGGTATCTCTCACGAGGAGGACATCAAACTTCTAACCGACCAGATTGCACCCATTTGCGAGAAGCACAATGTGAGATTCTTGATGGGAGGCTTCCACGAGGGAGAACCTATCTGGGCAACGATGGAAAAAGCGGTGACTGGAAAGAGCAGGAAAGAGCGACCAGAATGGTTTGTCCACAGAACTGGCACAAGCCCGATAGAGTACGGGAAGATGTATAGCGAAATAGACATCTGCCTTGCTCCTTTGACCAATGATAAATTCAACCGATACAAATCAGAGTTGAAGATTCTGGAAGCAGCAGCCTACAACCGACCCATTCTTTGTTCAGCCGTTGAACCCTACACCAACCACAAATCAAACCTTGGAGTGTTCTTTGTCAACAACAATGACTGGGGAACATCTCTGGAGCAGTTAATCAAATCAGGGAAGTGGGACAAGGTCGGCAAAATCAACCGAGCCTACTGCGATGACCACCACTCTCTCAAAGCAGAAAACGCTCTCCGAGTGGCACTACTTAAATCTGTATGCAAATAGAGTATGAGAGACCCTTTCTTACAACCTACCAGAGAGCCATCCTTGACTCTCCTTCTCGCTATACAATAACCGCAGCAAGTACCAAGACGGGCAAAACGGCCTCTCACATCATCTGGTTGTTTGAACAAGCCCTTGCCCTGAAAGAAAACCAATCGGTCTGGTGGATTGCTCCCGTCTATCAACAAGCGGAGATTGCCTTCCGAAGGATGAAGTCCCAGGTCACCATCCCGAACTTCTTCCAAAGCAACGAATCCAAACTTGTACTCACTACCCCAACTGGATCAAGGATAGAGTTTAAGAGCGCAGAGAAAGCCGATAACCTATACGGGGAAGATGTCTATGCTGCGGTATTTGACGAAGCCTCACGAGCAAGGGAAGACGCTTGGTTTGCACTTCGCTCAACCCTAACTGCTACCCAAGGCAAATGCAAACTCATCGGAAACGTCAAAGGCAAAAAGAACTGGTTCTACAAATTAGGGGAACGAGCCAAGCAAGGGGAAAGCGACTACTCCTATTTCAAGATAACTGCCTACGATGCAGCCAAGGAAGGAATCATCTCTGTTGACGAGATAGAACAAGCGAAAAAAGACCTTCCTGAATATGTGTTCAAGGAACTCTATTTGGCAGAACCAGCCGATGACCAGAGCAACCCGTTCGGCATTGACAACATCAGACGCTGCTATTCGCCCATTTTAAGCGATTCTGTGGCATCTTATGGCATTGACCTTGCCAAGTACACCGACTGGACTGTGATAGTCGGTCTGAACGCAAATAAAGAGGTTTGCCATTTTGAGCGATTTCAGAAGGATTGGGCAACCACCTCAGAACACATCGCTCGTCTTGTGGGTGGGACTCCTTGCTTCATTGACTCAACGGGTGTTGGTGACCCGGTAGTGGAGCAACTCCAAAGACGATGCCCACGAATGCAAGGCTTCAAGTTCACCTCCCAATCAAAGCAGCAGTTGATTGAAGGACTGGTAATGGCAGTACAAAGCCAAGAGGTCAGATTCCCTGAGAACCCCATCGGCTACGAGATGGAGTCATTTGAATTTGAATACACACGAACTGGGGTTAGGTATTCCGCACCATCAGGACTGCACGATGACTGTGTTATGAGCCTTGCTCTGGCAGTTGACTGCTCACATAAAAATAAAAAAGGCACATTCTTCTTCGTATGAAAACTTTTACCATAGGCCAAATCCAAGAACTCGCCACTCTTAAAGACATGAACCCGATTGAGCAGATGGCACACGAGGTGTCTATTTGTCTGAACATCCCTTTTTCAGATGTGGAAATTTGGACAATGGAGAAACTCAAGGAGGAACACGCCAAACTCAACCTTGACAAAATGCCCGACAAGCGCATTGGGTACAAGTTCAAACACAAAGGCCGCAGGTTCAGATTGGTCAAGAACGCCAAAGAGATGTCGGCTCACCATTTCATAGAACTGCAAGAGGTGGTTAAAGGGGATATAACCGAGAATCTTCACACCATCA